CCCCACTGGAACATCACCCCTCCCGGAAGTTTTTGATAACCACTTTGTCCCTTTACCTGCATCCCACTACCGGTAAACTCAGCATCAACATCTGTCTTTGCTCCTGTACGTGCTGTAGCTATTGCAGACGAAACTTCTAATCTCGTTGGTAAGTTGGATATGTCAGTCCCTGTTGCTCCTGCAATAGCGGTCATCATCTGGGCATAGTTTACCGCATCATTACCCGCCGTGCCATTAGCAACAGAAAACTTGTTGTCTGCACTGCCATTCTTTGGTGCTTTCAATAGCAGATCTGCAGAAACATCCGCTGCCTTTGCGTACGCTGAAAGGTCTGATCCTCCTCCTGCAATAGCGGTCATCATCTGGGCATAGTTTACCGCATCATTACCACTCGTGCCATTTGCTACAGAAAACTTGTTACTTGAATTGCCATTCTTCAACGCATAACCGGCTAATTCTACTTCGTAAGCAACTCCGCCAGATAAAAGTTTATAATTAGGAGGGACAGCAAAGCCATCATACATCATCATAACAATGTCATTTAGATTTATTTCACCTCCTGTCAACGCTTGTATACCTACTTTTTTGATAAGAGTTGGTGCGCCTCCATTCACACTCAAAGTTGCGGAACCTGTGTTTGTAAAATTCGCTTTGAAAAAGAAAGGCAAACCACTAACAGGCATATTATTCTGAGGTATCGTAACAGAATAAGCGTTGTTAGATCCTGTTGACACAACAAAGTTAACAACCCCGTAATCCAATTCCCAGTATGTGGGATTAGATACAGGATCTTTTGGTGCAGTGGAACTCGACGCCAACGTTGCTTTATAACGCCACGAATTACTTCCCAACACCAAAGCCCCCGGGGAATACGTTGTGTATGCACTCCACGGTAGAATTCCCCATTGTTCCAAAAGAATTGTAAGAGTGGATTGACGGCGCATAAATTCATTAAAATTTGCTGAGTTTACTATCTGAGAGAAAGGCCATCCGTCATTGATGAGAGCTTCGGAAAGAGCGTCGTTTGCATAAGTATTTCCGGCTATTGGATTGTTCCCGGGCTCCGGGGCATCTTTCGCCCAAACTCCACCAAGTTGCACTGTTCTATTAGCCGCCATTGTAGAGATTGGACTTATCAGACCCCCGGCCCCTACAAGGAAAAGTGTTAAAAGAATGCTTGTTACTACTAAAATCCTTTTCATAGTTACTTCCTCCTTTAAACTACGTAATCAGAATATTTTATAATGTTATCAATCTTAACCCCTGCGGGAACCGGGAGTAGATAAACAGACTCACAAGTTTGTAATCCAACAAGACTACTCAATGATTGTAGCGTTGTGCTTGAAATACTATCTGGAACTATCAAATCAATAGTCAATGGCCCAGTAATAACGATACTTATTGGGATTCCGAACAGGGCCATTACAAATTGTTGTACCTCCGGGATAGACCCATACTTTACAAAATTACGGTATATCTTTATCTGAACAAACAACTTGGAGAATACATCCGGGGCAGATACACTTTCTTCTTGCGGGGCATTCATTACCCAAACAGGAGCCTGGTCTACTGAAATGCCCTCAGAATCTGGAGTCATCCACGACATATCTGTAAGATTGATAAGCCCCCGTAACTGACCCACTATTCGTCCAAGCACATTAAGATTCTCTCCACTTGCCTTAAATATCGTTCTCTTTGACATAACATCTCTAACAGCATCCTGTAGTACTTGAGCCTCTTCTATAAAAGCCATCATAATCGAAAGTAGAACAATCGACTGTCTGAATTGGGCAAGGGTGCGTTCCTCCGCATTTCTAACGGCCGTGTTCACCGGAAAGTCCACATCCGGGAACGCAAGCCCGGACTGCACCACAGAGCATACCGTGGAACAAGACAAGCCGTTGTACGTCGCTGTTATGCTGGCATTGCCAATAGTTACCCCGGAGACCTCTCCGGATGTGTTTACGGTAGCTATAGAAGGGGCAGAGGAGGTAAAAATGCACTGAGCAGTTACGTCGGTTATTGCGCCATCTGCATCCCTGTACAGCACAATGTAATAAAGTATGCCGCCTACATACGTTATGAGATTTCCCGCATTCTGAAAGTATATGATAGGGGAACTGTCCGGGAGTTTTTGCCACCCTACTCCGTCAGTGTTAACAAACCCTACTCCGTCAGTATCTGTAAAAAGAGGCATTTAGACACCCGTTACCACAACGTTTATTTTAGCAGTTGTAAAACTAACTACTTCGTTCCATGCAAACGGAACTTCGTCGGCCGTAGGCTGTTCTGTTTTCGCTATTGTAATCCCCGTCACCTTGATCCCCGGAACTGTAAGAACGGGAATAAATAGATCGGAGGCATATATGTCTTCCCCAGGCAACGCATAGTGTACGAGAGCGTACGCGATAATCGCCGCCTTTATATCCTCTTCCCCAGTAACAGGCCATTTTCCAACGTCAACAACTGTTACGTTTATAGTTGCGTATATGTCCACAGGGGTGGGCCGGGAGAACTTTATCTCATTTGATAAACCCTGAATATCCACTATACTAACAGAGATATCCCCAAAGGTACCTGCCATCGGATTTTTATTAAAAATAACTTGCGCTATCTCGTGATTATCTCCGCCCTCCACAACGACGGCGATGGATTTTGCCGGAATCGTCCGTCCGTCTTCTGTCATGTCGATATTTTGATAGACTTTACAGAAAGACACACCTGTTAAGTTAGCCACTCCACTGTATATGCTCTCCACTATGGATTGCGCTGTCAAGGAAGTGCTTACCTGCTGCCGGGCGCGAAGTTGTGTGTCTGTTTCTTCCAGTGTTCCGGGCACGGCTGCAGCAGCATTAGTAACCGAAGTCCAGCCGGATACCGGGGTAACTATTTTTACGACTTCTGCTATCTCTGCAGTAAGCGGACCTTTAACAGTTGCCGTGCCCTGTACTACAGCGACCCCTTGATTATCAAATAATACAGCGGGTAAAGTAAACACGACGGAATCATCCATCTTAGATACTTTTTTGCCAGCAGAAAATGCAAGATTTGGAGTGCCAACCAATGAAAGAGTAACTTTTGAATACGTCCCCGGGAGAGCCGTTATGCCATTAAGCTGAACAGTTCCCTTCAATCCCGCCCCGGTAGCCTTCAGAGGATCAAACTGATTGTAGGCAAGCTCCAGTTGCTCCCATGGTTCGGCAAGTGCTGCTGAGAAAGCGTTCACGACTTGCGCTATTGGGTCGTTCTCGTCCGAAAGGATGACGGACAACGATTCCCCTGTTTCTAAGTCCACGATGGTGGACAGTGCGGCAACTAAATCACTTTGAATATCGGCGGCCCTTTTGAGAACAAAACCCTGATTCGTTATACCGAAAGTGGCCATATCAATCTCCTCCTACCCTAATACCTGATTCTCTATAGTAATGATGTCCGGGCCAGAGAGTCCGTACACCTCGACGTTTGCGTTTACGATCAACTGTCTTTTGATCGTTGTAGAGTACATAAGATCTACATTGATTATGCTTACGACTCCAAGCACATCCAATATCTCTTTCCGTACCCAGGTCTCGATCAGTTTTAAATCTTTACTCCCCAGCAGTACCTCATCCCACGGAAGCCCGGCAGGTACATTCATAAAATATTCCTGCCATTTATGAAGCAGATGCACCAAAATACGTTGGCGCACTTCTTCCGCTCCGTACACTTTCTGAACGGTGCCGCCTGAGCGAATCATTATGTCGTGCCGTGAACTCAAGAGCCATGTAAAAGGCATTGCAATCTCCTGTATTACGGTGCTGCCGGATCCGTTGGCACCGGTGGTCCTGTAGGTGTGGGACTTCCGGGTCCCGGTGCATACTGATGAGTATGTGAATTAAAGGCAGTTCGTAAGGCCGCCAACGTTCCTATGTTGTCCGCAACTGAAGTAAGAGAGGAAAGAGCGCCTGTTACTTCAAGATCGCCTGTAGCGGTCATGGTGCCATCGGAAGACACGAGAAAAGAGCTTGTGCCTATTGTCATCTCCGCAGACCCATCAGAAGCCACAGTAAAAGTCATGTCCCCCGCCTTGGCAACTATCGTGCCGTCGTTAGAAACGGTAAAGACGCAAGTGCCAACGGCTATTTCGACGACATCATCTTTTACGGTAATCCGCGACGTTTTGGCCTTGTTGCGGATCTCGATTCCATCTTCTTCGTAATTATCCAGAACGTCATTCAACGTAGCTGGAGCAAAGGACACAATAGCGTCTGTTAAATCATGATGTCTGCAACCGACAGCATCATTGTCTCCTGGAGGCTGTATTCCGCCATTTTCGAACCAGTGGTCGATGGCACGCTGACTGAACTTGATCCAGCAAGAGTCCCCGGCGCGAATAGGCAACGTGATGTAAAACCCCGCTACGACGCACGTCGGCATTTCAACGGGGGCGTTTATAATGCTGGGCATATCGACGAACGTCACTTCCCCGTCAAGCGTTTTTTTCATCTGAATAGCCGGACGGACTTCGCACGTTCTTTTGGTAGCGTCAAAAGAAATAACCTTCCCGGGGATGCCTGTATTGAGATGAGACATGGCCCTGTCTATCACTTCCCGCAGTTGTGTGTTTTCGTCTGCATGCGTGCAGTTCATTAAACTACTCCGTATAACAATGCTTCTACCTGACTTATCCATGCGTCGCTGTGCGTATCACAAACGTGGGTAAGATTTAGTATCACGTAACTTCTATTCAACTGTGGATTTAGCTCGCTCTCCAGCTTGACCGAAAAGCCCGCTTTTAACCGAGGCTCAAAAAGAGATGTTATGGTAATCCCGTATTGTTGATTCCTGTCCGGGGCGAGACTAAGCATTGGCTCCGCCCGCAGCAGATTTCCTTCTTTTGAACTGATTACTACTTCCCCACCCGGCAGTGCCCCGGCAGTGTCATCAGAGGCGTAAAAGACGTTCTGGTCAATCCACCAGGAAAATCCATATATGCTTGAAAGTTTGTTTAGTGCATCTCGTACAGAGCCAGCGAATGTCCACCCTTGATTACCAAAGCTCTGGTCTGCAATTACGATGTTTTTTGGATCCACTGTAATGCCGGGCAGGCCGGGGTCGTTCAGTATCTCCAGCACTAAATCTTTAACAGTAGCGTCTTGTGCGCTTGTTTTAATACAAGCGGCTTGATGTGCGCTTCCCCAGCCGGAGAGAACGAAAAGAGATGTAATAATATCTGCACCTTCTCGTTGATGTGTGGCATAGAGCATGCTCCCCGTGAATACTTCAACAACCGGTGCGTTTGCCCAGCCAGCGGAGACTTTAACCTTCGCCCCTGATACCTTACTCAATTCCCCTCGCAACTCTTTACTAAGATTATATATCTGAATGGAAGACGGAATGGCCGCATCTGGTTGCTGTTTGTGGAGCGTGAATTTTATTCGCAACTGATCGAAAGACCCATCACCAAACAATTTCACCGTGCTAGCTCCTGCGTCACCGCCGCTCATCTTCCATTCCGGAAGCGAAGATATAGCAACATAAACTTGTCGTAAGAAATTGTCGGCCATGCGCTATCCGCCCCCTGCGACTGGAAGAACGATATCCGCCCCCGGAGGAAACCAAAGAAGGGCCGTGGTTATGCCCAATAAATCTGGGGACATGTAATCTCCTGCGTTTTTTTCGATAAGTACAAGGGAGCCCAAAGACTCCTTCAATGCCGTATATGGTTTAAGTATATCGATGTTTGGAATAAGCATAAGCCCGGCAAGCATAAGCTCCCCGGTAGTATCAAGAATATCCATCGTCCAGCAGGCTGCGGCATAGTTGAAACGAGTCACAATTTGAATAACAACAGTTCCCATGTCTACAGTAGCATGTCCTTCACCATCGGGGCGTAGTTCGATAATCCTATACGATATACTCATTATGGCCGAGCTCCCCAGAAAGTGTTCGCATCTGCACTGTTAGGTGTTAAATACGTGGGTGTTTGCTTGCCGCTTACTGTAGCCGATTCCAAGGACTTACTAATATTCGGCCCACCTGTTTTGTCTGTTGCCGCAACAGAGTCGGGGGCTACTTTAGTAGAATTAAGTTTGACAGAAGCAATGCTCTGAAAACTCGCCCGGTAGCATAGTTTACCCCATTCCGGAAGCCCATTCTCTGCACGTAAGTCAAACAGAATCATATCTGGTATCCTTCTGTGCTTTGTTAATAAAGAGACAGGCTTTCGAGTCTTCCAGATTAATTCCAGTTGATCCAAAGAATTCTTTGGAGATGAGTCCTCCCAGTTAGATACTTCAAAACTCAGGTCTATCCGTACAGGACGAAGGATTACATGATCCGGGTATATTATGCCGCCTTCAACAGCGTGCTGCGTTATATCTGCTGAAAAACTGTAAGCCTCCTGTAGCCGTGTTGTTATCGGAACGGCGGAGATTATACCTACGTTTGAGGGATTGCGTTCAAAGGCTATCGAACCTCCATACGCCGTTCCGAAAAACCGTGCTTTGTCGTAAGCGGCCCGGGCAATGGCTGCGCCAAGAACGCTCTGGCGATACAGAACTGCAACGACATTCCCGCCAAGTGCTACAGGGTCCATGATTTTTAAATTAGCAGGGTATAACATTAGCTGAAGACCTCAACATAGCCACCCGGTGCCAGAGTTTGAAGAAGAGAATTGATTTTTCGTGCGCTTTCATCCGCGATTAATCGCGCATCGCTCCCTTGGATGTGCTGTTCAATATGAATCGTCGTGTTCCCTTTTTGCTGGGGTGCATTAAAGGAAACAGGGACGGGAGCTACAGGTGCCCCTGGAACCGTGATGGTAGGAGTTTCCTGATTATCTAAACCATACCCATGAAAATAATCGCCCTTTCTCTGACTCTGGGTCTTATCCTGGTTCAAAGATTCTTTTTCCTTGTCTAACAATTTAGAAAAGAAGGTCATTGGGTTTATCTTATCCAAAGCCTCTTCTTCCTTTTTGTTAAGAAGTACTGGGCTCTTTGTTTCTGTTTGTTTTTTAATAGGGTGATCCTTTTCCCATTTTGCAATCCATTCTTCTGTATTTTGCGGCCCTGGAAAAATCGTCTTGAATATATTTGAACTGGTAATAAAGTCCTTTATCTCTTTCGAGGTATCAGGACCTCTCTTCGCATGTGGGTGTTTCTTTGCCCATGCTGCATCTTCGGCATCAATCTCAGCTTGTGTTTTATGGGGATGCTTCCGCTTCCATTCTGCATTAGTTTTTCTTTGTTCTGCATTAGCTTCGTCTTCGGTCGGTGGCTTTGCCTTCTGTAACTTTTCATACTCTTGAAACGTCTTTATAGCCAGCCAGACTGCGCCTGCTAATAATACCCATTTCCAGGTTGCAGCGACCGTAGCAAGGGCAAGGGCACCCATGCCGACAGCCAAACTATTAACTATAAGATCAGCGTTTTTCATCTGTGGCAGAATGTCATCAAACGGCCCTCTCAGCTTAACAAGGGCATCATTTACTTTTACAATCTTGTCCCAAAATTTTTCGAATGAGGCAGGAAGGTCTTTTATCAATTCTTCGTTAAACGGTAGCAGTTTAACGCCCACCCGTGCTTTGAGATCGTCGAGTTTTAAGACTAATTCCCCCAGTGATCTATTAAATTTATCTGCCCGAGCAATCTCTTCTTCACTTCGTACAGGGGCTTTCGCCATATTTGCTTCAATCTCCGCCCTTGTTTGCTTCATGAGACGGAGTTGATCGAGAGGAATTCCGAGCGCGTTGAGCCAACCTGTTTGTGCATTGGCGATATCCGTTGGACTTGTAACTAGATCACCCGTCAGGCTGCGGGGATGTTTCATATAATCTGCAATATCCATGAACATTGTTTTTGCATCTTTTAAATGTCCATTGGCATCCCGTACGGAGATACCCATGCGCACGAGAGTATGGTTGAAATTCTCCGGCATCGGATTGGATTCTGTTTGAACAAGGTGTTCGAGAGATTTCTGAAGGTTATCTGCATCAGCACCGGCCGCTACCGCCGCGTACCGCATTTGTTGTAGATCTTTGGTGTGTATACCAAAAATATCATGAGTTTTCTGCATGTCCCCGGTCGTCTTAGCCTGGTGCATGGTAAAGTCAAAAACAGCGGCAACCGCACCCGCCATTGCGCCCGCAAACCCTATCAGGGCAATGCTGGAGAACTCGGCGTTTTTCATCACACCGCCGAGAAAAGAACTAAACTTCTCAACGGTGGGTTGCGTTCCCGACTTAATATCTACGCCCAAAATTGTTACGAGCTCATCAATTACCGTTGTTGACATTTTGCGCCTTCGCTATCTTGTAAGATTCGTTTTCAATCCAGTCCTTCAAGTTGAGAGATCTGTGCATTTCCATCAAGTCAGGCAAATGGAGCGATCCGTCTATCAGTTGAGCCCATGTGCACAAGCCAGACCATACCGGACGGCCTAACCACCAATCTACTGACCATCCTTCGGGTATAGGGATTCCAACGCTTTTTCTACCACGCCCGCCTCTTTCATTGTCTGGATGAAGGCCTCCAGTTGTGGAAAAAAATCACGTACTGTCTCCCATAAACACCAGACAAGGGCTTGATAGAGATCTCCGCGATATTGACCAAAATGAAGTTCAAAGTTGTTACCTTCAGATAAAAGAAGTTCCACATATGATAATTTGGAAATGACAGACGCTTCCATGAGAACCGAATCAACCTTGTCGGGATCGAGCGATTGAAGCGCTTGTGCAAATACGCTCCATCCACCGGAAGTAATCTTAGAACCTAAACTTGCTATCAGGGGCCCCAGGAGTGCAGATACGCGGGTGCTCAACTGCATGGCTGGTCTTACTGGCGGCAGGAGCATCCTGTACTCTCTGCCGTTGATTACTGTTTTTCTGACTTCCATAATCGACGCCTCCTTCTTTCATGGAATATGTTGGTTGTTCGTTATGTTATATAAAAGCTCCGGCGACAGGTAATGTCGGGCTCGTATCCATCTTGATCTTGAGGGCCTCAAACACGAATTCACGTGCTTGCATTGTAGGCCCGCCAGACTTCGCATCCGCAGGCTCGCCCATGCCGCAGCCGCTGGCCGCAATAAGCTCTCCCACGCCGGACATGAGCACGACAGAAAACAGCGCCGGGATGGTTTTCTGTGAGTCCCTTATCGCGTACATCGCTCCCAGTACCGGGGATGTCGGAAGAAGGGATATCCGAATCTGCCCGCCCTGATCTGTCGAGATATTCATTGCCGGGCCGTCCCCGCCCTTTGTACGTGCGGCCGCTGCGCCCTCAAGTTTTACCGACATGAAATCGCCTTCAGCGAATCCAAATACAGGTATGCCAGCGATAACGAGCGTGTGCCTGTTTTGCAGATATATATTTTCCAATGTATTTTCCTCCTTTCGGTTATGTTAATTATTTACGGATCGGGATTTTCTTAATTTCCTCTATCTTCTTTTCTATTTTGATTACTTCGGCTGAATTTTTCTCTCTCTTCGCCATAAAAAGATCGTCTGCTAATTGTTCCAGACACAAACTTCTTTGCTCTTCGGTAATTGGTTGTTCATTCCCGATCTTTATTCCGGCGTTTTTTAACTTCGCGCTGATAGCGTTCTCGGCTTTCATACAGCCGGTTTTAAAGGAGCTATTTTTTATGGCGTACAGCATCTTCGCCACCTTCTCTATCGGCTGACTCTCTCTCATTGCTGCACCTAGAGTCCCGTATTGCTCGCGTATCGCGTCCTCTTGTAAATTCTTAGGTAGACCCATCTCGGTTAATTTTTTCCGAATCTGGTCTAAGTATTCAGTCGAGACACCCCCGTTTTTAATTGTTTTCGCCATTAGACCTTCCCCTTTCCGGTAATATTCTATTCAACAATGCTCACGCCGATTGCAATTTCGTGTATCGCGCCCGCATCCTGTACCGTCATCGATATCGGGGGTCCTATG